GTTTTTTGAATATAAAACCTATCAAGATCAAGTTTTTAAAATTAAAAAAACTGAACAAGGTTTAGAAAAGACATTAGAAAAAGAAGATACATTTAATCCACCACCTAGTGATAATTTTGAAAGAGTGTCTAGATCTATTGAGGTCTTATATACTGGTGCTAAAATACTAGGTATGGGTGACACTATGCTAGAGTGGAAATTAGCTGAAAACATGACAAGGCCTTTAGGCGATACAACTAAGGTAAATATGAATTATTGTATTTCAGCACCTAGAATGTATCAAGGTCGTATAGAGTCTTTAGTTAGTAGAACTATAAGTTTTGCTGATATGATACAGTTAACTCATTTAAAACTACAGCAAGTTTTACAAAGAATGGTTCCAGATGGAGTTTATTTAGATGTAGACGGGTTAGCTGAAGTTGATTTAGGTAATGGAACTAACTACAACCCAGCAGAAGCATTAAACATGTATTTTCAGACTGGTACTATAGTCGGTAGATCACTTACTCAAGATGGTGAAATGAATAGAGGTAAAGTACCTATTCAAGAACTTCAAAGTTCTTCTGGTATTTCTAAAATACAAGCCATGATACAAACGTATCAGTATTACTTACAAATGATACGCGATGTGACTGGTCTTAATGAGGCTAGAGATGGAAGCACTCCAGATAAAAACGCTTTAGTTGGCTTACAAAAGCTAGCTGCTGCTAATTCTAACACAGCTACAAGACATATACTACAATCCTTGATGTATTTAAGCATAAGAACATGTGAAAACATTAGTCTAAGAGCTAGTGATATGTTGCAATTTCCTTTAACAAAGCAAGCTTTAATGAGCAGTATAAACAGTTTCAATACAGCTACTTTAGTTGAGATGGAAGATTTACATATGCATGATTTTGGTATATTTTTAGAACTAGAACCAGAAGAAGAAGAAAAAGCTAATTTAGAGAAAAGCATACAAATAGCTCTGCAAACTCAAAGTATAAGTCTAGCTGACGCAATAGATATTAGACAAATACAAAACATTAAGCTTGCAAATGAACTTTTAAAGTTTAGACAAAAGAAAAAAGCAGAACAAGAGCAAGCTGTTCAATTGCAAAACATACAAGCTCAGGCGCAAGCTAATGCTGAATCAGCTGAAAAAGCAGCTGTAGCTGAGGTTCAAAAAAGACAAGCTTTAGCTGAAACTGAAATGCAGATTGAACAAGCTAAGTCTCAATTCGAAATACAAAGAATGGAACAAGAGGCTATGATTAAAAAGCAATTAATGGCAGAAGAGTTTCAGTATCAAGTACAGCTAGCACAGATCAACATGAAGGCTCAACAAGATAAAGAGTCTTTAATAGAGAACCGCAAAGACAAAAGAATACAAATGCAAGGTACTCAACAAAGTGAATTGATAGATCAAAGACAAAATGACTTACTACCTAAGAATTTTGAATCAGCAGGTAATGACAATTTAGATGGATTTGGTTTAGAGCAGTTCGGCCCTAGCTAGGGAATTATTAATTTTATATTATTTTATCATGGAAACAAAAGTAACAGAAGCTCCAAAAGTAGATGAGAGCAAAGAAGTAAAACAAGAGGGAGATTTTAAGATTAAAAAACTTACACCGTCTTACAAAAATTTAGGTTCGCCAAAGCAAAGCATTGCTAAGGTTGATTTTAATAAAAAACCAGAAGAAGATGCCATTCAAGTCGGAGAAACAAAAGAACTGGTTGAAGATAAACAAACCGGAGATATACCTAAAGTGGAAGAACAAGTACGGGAGTCCAACGAGGTTATTAAAGTTCAAGTCCCATCTGAAGAAGTAAAAGAAGATGAATCTCCTTTACAACTAATAGAAGATGAAAAAGATAATAGTGACGAACCAAGAATGGTTGGAGGCACTGAAAATACCGTTACCACACAGGAACAAAAAGAAGTATTACCGCAAACACAAGCACAAGAAGTTCCAGAAAATCTAGAAAAGTTAGTTTCTTTTATGAAAGAAACAGGTGGAACTATAGATGACTACGCTAGATTGAATGCCGATTATAGTGATGTAGATGGAACTGCATTGTTAAGAGAATATTATAAAAAAGCTAAACCACATTTAGATGACGAAGAGATTTCATTTGTAATTGAAGACTCTTTTGATTTTGATGAAGATTTAGACGAAGCGCGAGATGTCCGTAAAAAGAAACTTGCATACAAAGAAGAAGTTGCAAAAGCCAAAGACTATTTGACTACGCTTAAAGACAAATACTATGCAGATATCAAGTTGAGACCTGGAGTTAGTCAAGAGCAACAAAAAGCCGTTGATTTTTTCAACCGATATAATGAAGAGCAAGAGCTCAATAAAGTAAGCCAAGCAGATTTCTCTAGCCAAACAGACAGTCTACTCAATGAAAATTTCAAAGGTTTTGATTTTAAAGTGGGTGAACAGAAGTTTAGATATGGCATAAAGGACCCTGTAAAAGTAGGTGAAAACCAAAAGGATATTTCTAATTTCATTAAGACGTTCTTAAACGACAAAGGAGAAGTATCAGATGCAAAAGGTTATCACAAAGCTTTATACGCTGCAAGAAATGCAGATACTTTAGCACAACATTTTTATGAGCAAGGTAAAACCGATGCTATTAAAGGTCAGATTGCTAAATCTAAAAACATAATTACAGAACCTCGTGCTACGCAAGATGGTAATGTATTTGTTGAAGGATTTAAAATAAAAGCTATTTCAGGCGTTGACTCTTCAAGATTAAAAATACAAAAACGAAAACTTAATTAAAAAAAGATTATGGGTAATTTACAACCACAATTTGGCTCGTTAGTGCCGTCGCAAGCTCAGCAGCTGCTACAAACTAATTATTTACAATTTAACAATGCTGCCGGAGCAAACTTTTCTAGCTTCGCTCAGCAATACCTACCTGAAGTTTACGAACAAGAGGTAGAGCGTTACGGTAACAGAACTCTTTCAGGATTTCTACGTATGGTTGGAGCAGAGCTTCCAATGACTTCAGATCAAGTAATTTGGTCAGAACAAAATAGATTACATATCGCTTACTCTAATGTGGTAACAGCGGCTAATGCAGCTGGAGGCCAAATTCAAATTGTTCAAACTGCTGCTGGAGTTGTTCCCGCTATTATAAACGTAATATCTCCTGGTCAAACAGTAGTTATTATGGATGCAGTTGGAAACGAAGCAAAATGTGTTGTTACAGCTAGTAATACAACACCTGGAGCTGCAGGTGGTCTTGTTGTTGTTGCGCCTTATCAATTTGCTACTCTAGCTGCCGCTGGAATTGCAGTGGGATCGGTTGTAAAAATGTTTGTTTATGGTTCAGAATTCTTAAAAGGATCTAGCACTGTAGGTGCTGCCGCTGGAGCAAACGCATTAAACAATGCTATTCAACCTCAAGTTAGCATTACTCCTTCGTTCACTCAATTTTCTAACAATCCTATCATTATCAGAAACGAATACGTTGTAAACGGATCGGATATGGCTCAAATCGGTTGGGTAGAAGTTGCTGCTGAAGACGGAACATCTGGATATTTATGGTACTTAAAAGCTGAATCTGAAACTCGCTTGCGTTTTGAAGATTATCTTGAAATGTCCATAATTGAAGGTGAACTTGCCGCTGCTGCTAGTGGTGCGCTTGCTGTCGGAATGAATGGTACTCAAGGTTTATTTGCTGCTATTCAACAAAGAGGTAACGTAGAGGTTGGATTCTCAGGAGCTGGTGGTTTAGATGATTTCGATGAAATCCTTAAAAACTTAGATACTCAAGGAGCTATTGAAGAAAACATGTTATTCTTACAACGTCAAACGTCTTTAGACTTTGATAATATGTTAGGAGCAATTTCTTCTGGATTCCAAGGTGGTACAGCTTATGGATTATTTGAAAACTCTGAAGAAATGGCATTAAATCTTGGATTTAGTGGTTTCCGCAGAGGATCTTATGACTTCTATAAAACTGACTGGAAATACTTAAACGACGCTACAACTCGTGGTGCTCAAGTAGGTACTAGCTCAATCGAAGGTGTTCTTGTTCCTGCTGGAACTTCAACAGTTTACGATCAAATTCTAGGAACAAATATCCGTAGACCATTCTTACACGTGCGATACAGAGCTTCAGAAACTGAAGATCGTCGTATGAAGTCTTGGTTGACTGGATCAGCTGGAGGCGCATTTACATCTCAATTAGATGCAATGCAAGTTAACTTCTTGTCTGAAAGATGTTTAGTAGTACAAGCTGCTAATAACTTTGTTTTATTTCAAGGACTATAATAACTAGTGTAGATTTACCCTCGTTAAATCAACGGGGGTAACTTCTACTCTTATTCTTTAATTTTTAATTATATTTTATCATGGCTAAAAAAGCTACAAACTCTTCCTCGTGGGAGATCAAAGACAGAAATTACTATTTAACAGGACATAATAATAGTCCTTTAACTTACAAAATACCATCAAGGCATACGACTAGACACACGTTGTTATGGTTTGATTCGGAAAAAAACGAGCAGAGAGAATTGCGTTATGCAACAAATCAAAACTCACCATTTAAAGACGAGCAAGCTGGTGAAGCTACATTAGGCCATATCATATTTAGAGATGGAACTATGGAAGTTAAAAAAGAAAACCAAGCTTTACAAAAAATACTATCACTATATCATCCTTTGAAAGATGTCAAGTTTAGAGAACATGATCCTATTGAGGTTGCTGAAGATGAATTAGGTGATTTAGAGTTATCAATCGACGCGTTAAACGCAGCTAGAAGTATGGACATAGATCAAGCGGAAGCTATATTGAGAGTTGAAATGGGATCTAGAGTTACTAGCATGAGTTCTAAGGAGATAAAAAGAGACATCTTATTATTTGCTCAGCGAAACCCTTCAATGTTCTTAGAACTAGCTAATGATGATAATGTTCAATTAAGAAACTTTGCTATTAGAGCTACAGAAGCTAACATACTTAAGCTTGCAGATGATCAAAGAACATTTAATTGGGCCTCTAATGGAAGAAAATTAATGACAGTACCTTTTGATGAGAATCCATACTCAGCTATGGCAGCATTCTTTAAAACAGATGAAGGTTTAGAAATCTTTAAATCTATAGAGAAAAAGTTCGCATAACATGTAATATTAATAAGGGAGGTGTAATGCCTCCTTTATTATAATAAAAATAAACAATGGCTATAAACGTAAACACAGTATATCAAACTGTATTAATGATACTTAATAAAGAACAGCGGGGTTACATGACTCCTACTGAATTTAATAAAGTAGCAACACAAGTACAGTTAGAAATATTTGAAAAGTATTTTGATGATCTAAATCAGCAATTACGCGTCCCGCAAGCAGACACAGACTATGCAGATAGACAAGAAAGTATTGACGAAAAAATAGCTATTTTTAAAACTTTTGGCAACGCATTATATGACGGCGCTACACTACCTCAAAACCCTTATTTTACATTACCAACATCTGATCTATATGGCGATGTTGTTAGTTTTTATAAATTAGGTAATGTATTATTTAATAATGAAAAAATAGTTCAACGCTTAGACAGGCATGAATTTTATTACATAAACAATTCAAAACTAACTAAACCTACGAAGATAAATCCAGTTTATCTTTATGAAAATCAAAAGCTATTTATAAAACCAAATAGCATAGTTGACAGTATACAAGTTGATTACCTACGTAAACCTAATGATGTAATATGGGGTTTTACTCCAGGTTTATTAGGTCAATATTTATATAATACATCTGCATATTCGTTAACTAATCCAACCGGTTCAACTAATTTTGAAATACACGAATCTGAACAGACAGAAGTTATATTAAAAATACTACTATATTCTGGTATAATAATAAGAGATCCTGAAGTAGTGCAAACAGCAGCGGCATTAGTGCAAGCTGACGAAGTAAATCAAAAAAGCTAAGATAATATGGCAATACCTAATAACGGCTTAATAACCGAAACAAATGCTCAGTATTATGCTGGTTCTCAAACTTTTGAACCTAGCACTAGCTTAACATTACCAGCTACATTTAATACAGATTTAATTTTTGGAAGTTTTGATCCAACTGTTGGCGAGTACAATAATAATAATTTTAGATTATACGTAAGCGCAAGTGGAGTACCTAATACTTTTGTTGAATATATAACCACTTATACTGTATCTAATAACATTATAACCTTACCATTAGCAAGAACACAATGGTTTGTTATTCAATTGCTTAATAAATTTGGAGGAGAATATGGCGATAGAGACGCTTATGGCGATGTAGTTGAAAATAACTACGGTGGATACGCATATACTTCGCTAGAAGACGTTATAACTAATTTTATGATAGGCTACGTTGGCGCTGGTAAATTAATTCCAAGTGCTAAAACAACTGATGTAATGTTTTTTGCTAAAAGAGGATTACAAGAATTTAGTTATGATACTTTAAAAAGCATAAACTCTCAAGAGTTAACTGTACCAGCTAATCTAAGTGTGGTCATGCCACAAGATTACGTTAATTATGTTAACGTATCTTGGATAGATCAATCAGGTGTTAAGCATATTATATATCCTACAACTTTAACTACTAATCCTTATAATATTCCAGGTCAAGACAACCAAGGCATACCAATACAAGACGATCAAGGTGACAATATAGATACAACCTCTATAACAGAAGAAAGATGGGCGGCTAATAATCTTGAACAAGTTAACGCTGCACAGAGTAATTTAGCAGGTTTATTAGCTTCTGAAGGCTTAGGTTTTGCCGGCATGTATGGAGATAATTATATTGGTCAGCGATTTGGCTTACAACCAGAGACAGCTCAAATAAACGGATGGTTTACTATAAACGAAAGAGAAGGTAAGATGTCTTTTTCAAGTGATCTAGCTAATAAAATAATAGTATTAGAATATATATCTGACGGCCTTAGCTATGATGCAGATATGAAGATACCTAAAATGGCAGAAGAAGCTTTATACGCTCATATTTCACACGCTATTATAGCTAGTAGAATAAATCAGCCAGAGTATGTTGTTCAAAGATTAAGACGCGAAAGAAGTGCTAAGCTTAGAAACGCTAAAATACGTTTATCAAATATAAAATTAAATGAGTTTGTTCAGATTGCTCGAGGTAAATCTAAATGGATTAAATACTAAATAAATGGCAGAAGTTAAAAATGCTTTTATAAAGTCTAAAATGAATAAAGACCTGGATAGTAGATTACTACCTCCAGGTGAATATCGTAATGGGCAAAATATACAAGTTAGTAAATCAGAAGGCGAAGACGTAGGCGCTTTAGAAAACGCGCTAGGTAACACGCTTGCTACTAATTTTAATGTTCAAGCAGCTAATTTTTTAGGTGTTGACGTAAGTACTATTAATTTAAAATCAATAGGTCTTCATACTGATGTTGGAAGCAGTACTATATTTATTTTTTTAACAGACAATGATGACAGCGTGTATGTGTCTACAGGAAATCAAACATACAATAAAGATGCTAATAACTTTATATACGCATACAATACTTCTACAAAAATAGATCCAATTTTATTAGTTTACGGAGCTTTCCTGAACTTTTCACAATCTTCACCTATACACGGAGTTAATTTATTAGAAAATTTACTTTTTTGGACAGACAATAGAAATCAACCTAGAAAAATAAATTGGGAATTAGCTAATGGTTCTTATTACACTTCAGAAGATACTATTTCTGTATCTAAATATAATCCATATCAAGTAATGGACTTGTATTATGGAAAAAATGGTACTTTTTATACTTCAATGCAGGACGTTGTTTCTGCCAAGTTACCTAATGGAGAAGTTAATCCTTTTAAAAACAAACCACAAGGAGTTCAGATAGTAGATCAAAATCTTCAAGCTGCATCTTGGCCTGGAGATCCAGATTATTTACAAGATAAATTTGTTAGGTTTAGTTATAGATTTAAATTTACAGATGGAGAGTACTCAATAATGGCTCCATTTACACAGCCTGCTTTTATACCTAAACAAGATGGTTATTTTTTAGCCGGAGACGAAGATAGTAGCTTTAGAAGTACTGTTGTTGGTTTTATGGAAAATAAAGTTAACAACGTTGGTTTATTTTTACCGCTTCCTTACGCCGCGTCTTCTTTAAATTCAACACTTGACGTTAGTGAAATTGATATTTTATATAAAGAATCGGACGGTTTAGCTGTTAAAGTGTTAGAGTCTATAGGAAGTGACGTATTTAGATTAAATCCAGACGACAGTGTAAACACATCAACAACTTACATTTACCAATATCAATCTAGAAAAGCATATAAAACTTTACCTGAATCTGAAATAATTAGAGTTTTTGATAGAGTGCCAGTTAAAGCATTAGGTCAAGAAGTTATTAGCAATAGAATTGTATATAGTAATTTTCAAGACAAGCATACTCCACCTGTAGATATGAATTATAATGTCGCAGCAAACAACAAGTATGTATTTAACAATAATACTAACTATACTTTAAAGTACACTAGTGAAATAGAATATCCGATGCACACCTTAAAACAAAATAGAAAT